GAAAACAAAGAGAAACACAATCAAATTAACAAAATAAGTAAATTTATAAAAATGGAAAAAATACTAGTAGAAAATCCTGGTCGGTTCGTCATCTTCCCTATCGAACACAATGATATATGGGAATTTTACAAACAACACCAAGCGGCGTTTTGGACGGCAGAAGAGGTGGATTTAACTAATGACATCAGAGATTGGGAAAATTTAACTGATAACGAAAAATACTTTATCAAAAACGTATTGTCATTTTTCGCAGCTTCTGACGGCATTGTAAACGAAAACTTGGCGGAAAATTTCTACCGAGAAGTACAATACCCTGAGGCTAAATTCTTTTACGGATTCCAATTGGCGATGGAGAACATTCATTCATTAATGTATTCGTTGTTGATCGATACATACATTAATAACCCAAAGGAAAAAGATGAATGTTTTAACGCAATTGATAGACTACCCGCAGTTCAGAAAAAAGCTAAATGGGCTTTGGAATGGATTGAAAAGGCATCATTCGCAGAACGATTAGTTGCATTTGCTGCTGTTGAAGGTATCTTTTTCTCAGGTTCATTCTGTTCTATTTTCTGGATGAAATCAAGAGGGATTATGCAAGGTTTGTGTAATGCTAACTCATTGATCTTTAAAGATGAAAATTTACATTGTGACTTTGCAATTCACTTATTAAACAATCATTTAGAGGATAAACCTTCTGAAAAAAGAATTAAAGAGATTTTACTTTCGGCTTTAGAAATTGAAAAAGAATTCATCACAGAATCACTTCCAGTTTCTTTGATCGGAATGAACTCAAACTTAATGAAACAATATCTTGAATTTGTAGTTGACGGACTACTTGTTAAGATGGGATGTAGTAAAGAGTTCAATGTAGAACAACCGTTTAAGTTTATGGAGCAAATCGCTGTTGAAACTAAAGGTAATTTCTTTGAATCACGTACTATGGAGTATCAGAAAGCAAAACTGAATGAAACAATAACATTTACAGACGACTTTTAATTTTTGGAATATGTCATTAAAAATAAATAAACGAGGAGGAGAAAGTGTATCATTTAATCCTCAAAAAATTTACAACAGAGTTAAGAGAGCCTCTAAAGGTTTGAATGTTAACTCTGACGAAATTTTCATTAAAGTGATCACTTCTGTACCAACAGAGGGTGAGGTAACCACAAAAGAACTTGATAAATTAGTTTATGAGATTGCGGCTTCGTATACAGGTAGTCACCACGATTACTCAAGATTGGCTGCGAGTGTTGCAATTTCCTCATACCATAAAGAAACTAATGAAAGTTTTTCACAAACAATGATGCAACTTTACGAAGATGGAATCATTAATGAAAAATTAATTGAAACCATTAAAGAATACGGTGAAGATACTATTGACGCGGCTATTAATCATGAAAATGATTATAACTTCGATTACTTTGCTTGGAGATCATTACAAGAAATGTATTTGTTGAAAAGACCAAATGGTAAAGTAGTTGAAAGACCACAACATATGTATATGAGAGTTGCTCTTTGGGTTACTACCAATATGGCAGACGCATTTGAGTACTACAAATCATTATCAAATCAACTGATTTCAAAGGCAACACCAATCATGATCAATGCAGGAACAAAAGTTCCACAATTGGCATCATGTGTACTTCACTATAACAACTCCGACTCAAGAAAAGGTTTATTAGACACATTAACCGATATCTCAACTTTCTCTTCTGATGCTGCTGGTATTGGATTATCTATGTCTAACATTAGAAGTAAAGAAAGTAGAATCTCAAGTTCAGGTGGTTATGCTGGTGGTCTTTTGAAATACTTAAAAATTGTTAACGAATCACTAAGATTCTTTAACCAACAAGGTCGTAGACCTGGTAGTGCTGCTATCTATCTTGAACCTTGGCATAAAGACATCTTTGATCTTTTAGATATTAAAAAGAACACAGGTGCCGAAGAACTAAGAGCTCGTGACTTATTTACAGCACTTTGGATTCCTGATAATTTTATGAAGGCGGTTAGAAACAACGGTAGTTGGTATTTGTTCTGTCCTAATGATATCACTAAGGCCGGTTTAAAACCACTACAAGAATGTTTTGGTGACGAATACGAAGAGGTTTACAATAAGGCTGTTTCTATGGGATTAGGTAAAAAAGTAAAAGCCCAAGACATTTGGAGTAAAGTTGTTGAATCTCAAATTGAAACGGGTGTTCCTTACTTATGTTCTAAAGATAACGCAAATAGAAAAACTAACCACCAAAATATTGGGGTGATTAAACAATCTAACTTGTGTAATGAGATCTATCAATATACTGATGAAGAGACTACAGCAATATGTACATTATCATCTATGGTATTGAAAAACTTTATTCAGGGAGGTAAATTTAATTTTGAACTTTTATTTAATGAGGTTAGAAAAGTTGTTAGGTCACTTAATAAAGTTGTTGATATTAATAACTACTCAACTGAAAAAGGTAGAAAAGGTGGTTTAGCTCAAAGAGCAATTGCGATTGGTACCCAAGGTTTGGCTGATGTATTTTATTTAATGGATTATATCTTCACATCTGAAGAAGCTAAAAAATTAAATAAGGATATTTTTGAAACAATCTATTATGCGGCGATCTACGAAAGTAATCAGTTGTGTATGAATGGTAAATACGAAGCTTACTCATTCTTCAATGGATCACCAATGTCTCAAGGAATATTCCAATTTGATATGTGGGGATTAGACGAAACCCAACTTTCAGGAATGTGGGATTGGAACAAACTTAAAAATAGTGTTTCACAATATGGTGTATGTAATTCATTATTTACAGCACAAATGCCTGTGGCATCTTCAGCTAAGATTACAGGATCATATGAAATGACAGAACCAGCTCACTCGGCTATTTTTAACAGAAGAGTTGTTGGTGGGGAAATCATGATTGTTAACAAATACTTAATTAATGATTTTGAAAAGATTGGAATTTGGTGCGAAGATTTGAAAAATGAAATTATTATAAATGAAGGATCAATCCAAAATATTAATTTCAATAACTATTTGGATAGTGAAGATAAAAATTACAATAAGAAAGTTAAAAGAATTGAGCATTTAATTCCTAAATATAAAACTATTTGGGAGATCTCACAAAGAGAACTTATTGATATGGCGGCAGATAGAGCACCATTTATTGATCAATCACAATCAATGAATATCTATATGGCGAACCCAACTTTATCTAAAATTACATCATCACATTTCCACTCTTGGGAAAAAGGTTTAAAAACTCTTTGTTATTATGTAAGAACCAAGGCAATCTCAACAGGAGCAAAACATTTAGCGTTAGATATGTCAAAACGTGAAAAACCTAAAGTAACTCCTGAACCACTAAAAGTTGACTACTCTAACTTGAATTTACCACCAAGACCTGAGAATTCTGATTTTGAATGTTTTGGATGTTCATCCTAAAATTAAGAATCACTACTTCGGTAGTGATTTTTTTTTACTTAAAAATTCTATAACTTATATTTATATGTGATATGGCAAATGGTATTACATACGGTATAGGGTTTCCCTTCGTTGATTCTTTTACTGGTAGATATTTGGATGTTACCGAATCTACTGAAGCTGAAATTAGAAGTAATCTAGTTCACTTACTTTTAACAAGAAGGGGTAGTAGATATTTTTTACCTGATTTTGGAACAAGATTATATGAATATATATTCGAACCACTTGATGGTCCCACGTTTTCAGATATTGAGGCGGAGATAAGGGACACTATTAGAACATTTATGCCAAACTTACAAGTCACGAATATTGTTGTTGAACCGGCATCTGCAGGACTTGAAGATAAAGGTTTCACTGTAAATGAATACGGTGAACGAGAATTTAAAGTTACAAACATTGCCAATTTAGAACATACGGCAAGAATCAAAATTGATTATAAAATCACTGATTCGGCATTCGAATCACAAGATTTTGTTATATTAAATATTTAATGATATATGGCTGAAAAAAAGATATCCTATACGGTCCGAGATTTTCAAGGAGTAAGATCTGAGTTAATAAATTTCACAAGAACTTACTATCCTGATTTAGTTCAGAACTTTAATGATGCTGGGATTTTTTCAGTAATGTTAGATCTTAACGCAGCGGTAACTGATAACTTAAATTATCAAATTGATAGAAGTATTCAAGAAACCGTATTACAATTTGCTCAGCAAAAGAACTCAGTTTATAATATTGCAAGAACTTACGGTCTTAAAGTACCAGGTCAAAGACCATCAGTTGCTTTAGTTGATTTTTCAATAACAGTTCCTGCTTTTGGGGATAGAGAAGATATAAGATATTGTGGTATCTTAAGAAGAGGATCTTTGGTTAATGGTGCAGGACAACCATTTGAGACTGTTTATGACATTGATTTTGCATCACCAATTAATGCTGAAGGATCGCCAAACAGATTAAAAATACCAAACTTTGATTCAAGTGGTAAATTAATAAATTATACTATTGTTAAAAGGGAAGTTGTCGTAAACGGTGTTACAAAAGTTTTTAAAAGAACAATTACGGCTAATGACGTAAAACCATATTTAGAATTATTCCTTCCTGAAAAAAATATATTAGGAATAACTAGCGTTTTATTAAAACCTGGAACACAATACTCTACAGTTCCGAACCCACAAGATTTTTTGAGTTTAGGGCCTGAAAGATGGTATGAAGTAGATGCTTTAGTTCAGGATAGAATTTTTGTTGAAGACCCAACTAAAGTTTCAGATCAACCTGGAATTAAAGTTGGAAGATACATCACAACCTCAAATAAATTTATTTCTGAATATACACCACAAGGTTTTTGTAAAATGACTTTTGGTGGTGGTAACATTTCAGCCGAAGAACAATTAAGAGAATTTGCTCGTGACGGTAAAGGATTTGATTTAAGTAGATATACTAACAATTATGCAATGGGTGCGGCATTAACACCAAACACAACTTTATTCGTTCAATATAGAATAGGTGGTGGTTTGGCTAGTAATGTTGGTCTTAATACGATCAATCAAATTGGTACAGTTTCATTTGCAGTTAATGGACCTTCTGATTCTGTCAATAGAAGTGTTATTAATAGTCTTCAGTGTAATAACGTAACCGCTGCGATTGGTGGGGCTAATTTACCAACAACAGAAGATGTTAGAAACATGGTTTCATTTAACTTTGCTGCTCAGTACAGAGCTGTAACAGTTAATGACTACAATTCATTAATAAGAACAATGCCGTCTCAATATGGTGCACCGGCAAAAGTTGCGATTACTGAAGAAAATAATAAAATTAGAATTAAAATGTTATCATATGATACAAACGGTAGTTTATCTAATGTTGTATCAAATACTTTAAAACAAAACATTGCAAATTATTTATCTAACTTTAGAATGATCAATGATTACATTTCTGTTGAAGCGGCAGAAACTATTGATTTAGCGGTCACTGTCGATGTGGTATTAGATAATAGTCAAAATCAAGGTGCAATCATTTCAAAAACAATCGAAATCATTAGTAACTTCTTCAATCCATTGGTTATACAGTTAGGTCAAAACGTAAATATATCTGAACTTAGAAGATTAATACAAGCCGAAAATGGGATAGTTAGTATTTCTAATGTTTCTTTCTTTAACCAAGTAGGAGGTCAATATTCTTCAGCACAAACATCTATGCCTTATTCAGATCCTGTAACAAGACAAATACAGCCTACGGCAGATACTTTGTTTGCAACTCCAACACAAATCTATCAAATTAGATTCCCAAGCAAAGACATTAATGTAAGAGTATTGAACTTGAAATCCGTTAATTTCTCATAGGGATTTATTTTTTTTCAAAAGGGACTATTTTTCTATGAAAATAGGAAATAAACTATTTATGAAAAAACGATTTTTTTAATGCCAAAATCATACAGAATAAGAACCGAAGTTGGTGTTGACAAGTACATCAATGTAAATTTAGAACAAGATTGGGAGTCTTTAGAAGTACTCTCACTGAAAATACTTGCGAATGATGTTTATACAAGAATGTGTGCCGACTACGGAGTTGTGGTTGGTAGAGTTTTTGTTAATAATGGTTTTGGTTTACCAAATGCTAGGGTTTCTGTTTTTATTCCTCTTGATGATGCAGATGAATTAAACCCTGTAATTTCAGAATTATATCCATATAAAACAATTACCGATACTAACGAAGATGGTTATAGATATAACTTACTTCCTAAGTTACCATCATACAGAGGTCACCAATCTACAGGATCATTCCCAAATGTGTCTGATGTATTAATGGATGACTCATACATTGAAGTCTACGATAAGTATTATAGATTTACTGTTAAAACTAATGAGAGTGGTGACTTTATGATTTTTGGTGTTCCTGTTGGAAACCAAACTATTGTTATGGATGTTGATCTTTCCGATATTGGATGTTTTTCATTATCACCACAAGATTTAATTCAACAAGGATTAGCAACAGAGTCTCAAGTGAATGGATCCACATTCAAATCCTCAACGAATCTAAGAGAGTTACCACAAATTAAAAATTTAGTTTTTGACGTTGACGTATCTCCTTTTTGGGGAGATCCTGATTTATGTCAAGTTGCGATAACACGAGTTGATTTTGATTTGACAAAATTAGCAAACATTAATATACAACCGACCTCAATTTTCATGGGGTCAATTATATCCACAACAGATGATGATGCATTAAAAGTAAGTTGTAAACCAAAAAACAATACAGGAAATCTTTGTGAAATAGTTTCAGGACCTGGCGAAATTTTGGCAATTAGACACACAATCAATTCTGACGATCAAGGATTACCAATACTTGAACAATATCAAATAGAAGAGGAAGGAAAAGTTATCGATCAAGATGGAACATACCTATTGAATGTTCCTATGAATTTGGATTACGTTTTTACAAATGAATTTGGTCAACAAGTATTATCTGACGACCCATCAAAAGGTATCCCAACAAAAGGTAGATATAGATTTAAATTTAAATGGCAAAACGAACAAGGTTTACAGGGTAGTTTCCAAAGAGCCAATTTTTTAGTTCCTAATGTTAAAGAATATGGATGGACAAATTATACTGTAGATCCATTAACAAATAACACACCCTCAACATACCCTTATAATTTAGGTGTTGGTGTTGTCACAGGATCTACAGTTGTTTTTGGGACGGCACAAGGATTGGCAGACCCAACAACAACCAATGTCCAATCTTATATAATATACATAAATGGACAACCATATACAGGAACTCTAAACGCTATTGAAATAACACCAGGAACACAACTTCAAATTGTTGCAAATCCTGTTGACCCATCTCAACCACAAGTTATAACATTTAAACAATACCCACAAGCTCTATTTGATCTTTACAGATCATATGCCTTTAGTACCGATTGGGATGATTATGTTAACAAACAAGAAGCAATCAATTGTGAAGATACCTTTTACGAATTCCAATACAATAAAGTCTATACAACGGCAATGTTCCTTGATAGATATAAAAACGGAATTGGAAGGGCAAAACATTTAGGTATAAAAGAAATTGACAACAGAACTTGTAAATCAACTGTTAACACTTTTCCAGTAAACGACATCATAAGGAACTTTGACCCTATCTTTTTTATATTCAATGTACTTGTTAATATTTTAACATTCCCAATTTTGGTATTGTTATTTGTCGCCCACTTGATTGCGTTATTGTGGCCTGTATTGAAATACTTGTTATTATTCCTTGGACCATATATTGTATATCAGGGTGTTTCTGCGGGAATAGATTTAGTTTATTATATTACTAGTCTTGGTGATTTTGCACCATTAGGAGGACCGGTAATTTCAATTGGTACTATTTTACAAATTATTGCTCAAGGGTTTAAAGTTATAATTCAAGTCGCAGCTGGTTTGGCATTTACATATTTTTATACAAAATTTTTAATTGAAAATACTCAAAATGGTAGAATAGACAATTTCCCAAGAATTGGTCTACCTATGATTGCATACCCTGATTGTACAAGTTGTGATTGTGATTGTGGGACCGCTAGTATGGATGATGATTTTGATGCAAATACTTTAGCACAAGAACAACAGGAAATTCAAAATAGTTTACAAGACCCTTCAAGCGGACTTGGGTTTGATGTAGTATTGACTCAAACAAATAGTGTAATTGCGCCTGTTAATTCTCCTGGATCATACGATGTTTCCCATCCTAATTTTGAAAACGATGATAATGGAGACGACCCATTCCAATGTGGAAGTACGGGCGGATTCAAAAGTTTTGAGTCATTATTAGGACAAAACGATATTAGCACTGCGGTTGCTGTAAAGGCGGCCTTGGATTTCAAAAGAATAATTTCAGGTTATGATGTATTATCATCAACTGACCCAAATAAACTATATAGTAACGAAAAATATTTGTTACATGCACCTCAACCGTTTTTATGGTCTGCAAACAAGCAAGGGGGTGGTATTGCAGACGAAAGATATTTTGCTTACCCAACAACGGCAACTTTTCCACAACAATTAAATCAATTCAATACAAGAGACAAATATTTTTCAGGTGTAAACCAAATTAAAACAACTGTTAACCCGATTTCAGGGTCAACACCATTTTTTGATCAAGTTGTTGTTGTTTTGATGAATTCAGGAACCGCAGCATCAATTACACCTGGAGGTATTTGTTCTTTCCAAGATCCAAACTATATGGATTCAGGTTCTCAGTTTAGAATGAGAAACCTTACGGGTGCAACACTGAATCAATTTGGTAACAATGCAATTACAGGTTTAACAACCACAGGTGTTACAACATATACTGTTAATTATGCAGACCCATCTAACTCAAATGGAACATCAAGTTTACCGGCAATAATTTATATTGATCAACCACAAGTTAGTCAAGTTGCGGGAACTATAACACAAGAACAAAGTTTTTTACAATATCCGACAGATATAGAATATTTCCAATTGTTAACTGGTTTAACTGTAACAGACTTTGTAAACACTTCTTTAGGAACATCAGGATATTACAAAAGTGCTTATTTAGAACACAATGTACAATTTAATTATCCAATATGTAATGGAAATAATGTGCCTATTTGTCCTTCTTTTGGTCCATACACAATCCAAGACGTTTTATACACTATGCCAAATTGGCAAAATTTTGAAGTTTGTATTTTTGTTCGAGGTGTTGACCCTCACACCGCACCTCAAACAATTTTTTACGACGTGTCTAAAATATTTGGTCATACTTCGTTCAATGGAAGTGTAGTGATCAGTGGTAGTTATTATTTGAATGTACCAATACAAAGTTCTACGGTATCTCAAAAACCTCAAACACACAATACAACAAATAACAATAATGTTAAATTGTATTTTCCATCTTATAATTTTACAATTACACCACCAAGTATCAACCCAAACAACTATAGCGGTTTTACATCAAATTTACCTTATTTTTATTTAAGTACTGATGACACACCATCATATACACCAACACCTGGATGGTTAAATGTATCAACACAAACACAAGGATCTCCTTTTGTTTATGTTGACTCGAGTTCACAATATACTTTACCAAGAAACCAAGCAAATCCAACGACATATGTTGGGGGTGGTGCGTTTTTAGGATGGGTTGGTAACAATCCGTTTTCATCAAACATGTTGACTGATACCGCAATATCTGACGATAATCAAAAGAAACAATATTATAACACTAATGCGGGATATTTTCAACAACAATCTTCATGTGGAGGAAATGGTAATCTAAGTTCTTTATATTCTCCGGCATATTATAATCAATCTTTTTCACCTATAAATTTTGTTAATCCACTTCGTATTATAATGAGAAGTGATAGGTTACCAACCTCAACAAGAGTTGAAAATGGAGCAAGTCCTACAACAGGATATGCTTTACATCAGAACAACAATTTTGCGGTTTATACTGTTAGTGGTGAATTAGAACCACCAACAATAACTGCAGGTGCTGACTTACCATCAGGTGATAGTTTTGATGAAACTGGACCAACTTCAGCTTTAACCTCTACTTTAACATGTGAAGGTATGGTTCCTCTAGAGTGTTATAGCGGTTCAGGAAATAATGTTGGTGTAATACCTGCAGGACAATGTTCTATACCTGAAAACAGGATGATAAATGGATGTTACTGTCTTCTTAATAAAAAATATGTCAAAGAGTATGGTTCAGATGTGAGATTATTTTTAGAATGGAAAGTTAGATTTACCATGAACTTTGCTGCGTGTAGAGGAGTTTTTGCTCAAGTATTCCAAAACAATTGGATCAACGGAGTTCTTTATATGTTTAATTTTAACAAAAGACAAACATTCGGTGTTAATCCATTGATACCAAATTATGATTATTGTACTGATGTTATTGTATTTGACGACATTAATAATAGTTTTTTCTACAGATCATCTCCTTGGAATAAAACCATCCAACAATTTATTGGTAAGAATAAACCACAAATTAATCCATTAATACCACAAAGATTGGCAACATTCCCAGGTTTTGGGTATAATGATAGACAAATCCAATTTCCAACCACACTTACAGATTTAGGACCAAGAGACTTTTTTATAAATGAGATCTGTTGTGGGGCTGGTGAAAACGGGTTTGGATCCTATTATGCTGACCAATTAAAATCTACCTCATATCAAGATAACTCAGACATTATCCAACTTGGGTTTTTATCAAGAATATTGAATGAAGGTGTAAGACAAAGAATATTACCAATAGGACAAGGTCAAAATAATACTGAGGGTAAAGGAATTGAACAATTCTTCAATAGCACAAGGGGAGGATACAGAATAGACGGAGATTGGGCACAAATGTTATCAATCAACTCGGAATGGAAGGTTTTACCATTTATAAGTGAAAACCTTACAGGACCAAATGCTAATGATTTTATTTTCTTTGGTGATAATTATTATCCTGCAACCCCTCCATCAGGGGCAAATGATATAAAACCTATTATGGGACTATTTTTCCAAACCCCTCTTGAAAATTTAAGATATAGAAAAATCGAATCACCAGGTATTGAAACGTATAACTTCAACCCATTAATTCAAAATTACTTTGGATATGGTAAATCACAAGTGGTTCCACATTACAAGTGGAGTTTAAAACAAAGTAACCCAAGTCAAAACATATTTGGAACCGAAGACAATAATTGGTATACAAATGTTGTTGGACAAGGTTTCTTTAAGAAAAAATACCAAGATTTAGATTTTACAACTTTGGGTGAAAAGTATATTACAAGTACCACTAATTTAGGTTACATCGCAAACTATACGTTGGCTGGTGTACCTGAACCACTTATACCACCTACAGTTGTGAATCAGGGACAACCTATTGGTAGCGCAAATCAAGCAGTAGTTGTCGGAGCACCTTACCATTTCTACTTTGGTTTGAACAATGGTAAAACTGCTTTGAATAGATTCTATAAACTTTATGTAGCAACAACAGAAGAATGATGACAGTAGATCCATCAACAAGAATAATAGAATCAACGCAGAGATATAAATCGGCACCAAAAGTTGATCAATTTATAAATGTACCGTTCGCTCAAACTTCAAAAGACTTAATCGAATATGATAGAAGTGTTGATTTGAGTTTGGCAACTGTTTTTGATGAAGAAAGACAAGCGTCCACAATATTCAGACCTGTTACCAAATTTACGGTTTTATTTGAAAACGCTTTTACCGGTTCAACAAAATATGTTCCATATAGAGATAATCTATATTATACAAATGAACTAAATAACGCTATTCTATATTACCCATCAGGAAATTTTGGACCAAATCCATCAACAGTCCAAACAGTTCAGTGGACAGGATTTCCACAATATTATGAATTCGATTTTATACGAACAGATAATGATGTAATTGGTTATACTCAACCACCAAATAATCATTTAGATTTTAAAAACGTAAGTGCAACAACTTACAATTGGAGTCACTATTTAAGTTATGCTTTTATAAATGATTATAATAAAAATTTATTTGCCGTTGAACCTAATTCTCAAATTAATTGGTCTTGGGTTGCGTCAGATGGTTTACCATATTATATAATGGTGGGTAATGATTTGAACGGTCTAAATATAAAATTTAAGTGTCCTGTAGAACACGGTTTGCAAGTAGGTGAATTTGTTTTACTATCAACTAACTACAATGGAACAGAGATGTTCCAAGTCTCAAGTTTAGGAGATCCTGGAGATGGATCAGACGCATTTATTTTTAACATTAAAAATATTGGTTATACAGGAACAACATTTCAAACAAACTCACAGGGTACTTTCAAAAGAGTTATAAACGCAGCAAACTCTGCAGATACAGTAAGTGAATATTATGTACGAAAACATAGAATATTAACAAACCAAGAGTGTTCAGTTTTAGTAAACGCAGGGTTTGAAAGAAATATTTATGGTGATAAAAAAAAATGTGAGGTAAAAGTCTTAACACCAAATAATAAAGCGAGAGTTTCAACAAAAGAAGGGAATAGGTCATACACTCTTTCGTTTAACTGTGATATTGATATACAACCGTTAAGAGATAATCAAGGTAGACCTTTGAGTGAATTATTTTTTACGTCAATTTGGAGGGGATATTTTGGGTGGACAAAAGATCTTAAACAAGGATGGTACTTCAATACATTCTTAGAAGACAAAAAACCACAATCATGGTGGGATGACAATAACGTTAATTCAAATGCGATTGTTAATCAAAACAGTTATGTTTCATTGTTAGGATCGGGACCTTTCTTTTATAATGATTTTTTACAATCTGGAGATACAATAGATGGTGATTATTGTGAATGGAATAATTATGAACAATTTGAAAGAGTTATATCTTTATATCAACATAAGATAAAATATAACCAATCATGGTTCACACTTTATAATGAATTTATACCAACAAATCAACCTGGTTATTTTTATCAACCACATAGTGCAATACAGATCGCCGCTTTCTCTGACTATATAGAGGAAGGTAGTTCATCAAACGTTGTTGGTATTCCTGATTACGCTTACTACTCTACTATGGCAGCATTATTCAGATGGAGAGATAAATATCCTTATGGATTTATTGATACTGATGGTATTGGTGTTGATTACCCATTTTTAAACAATGCTCATTACCCTTATAAAAATACAATTTTTAGAATTACTCCTGAATTATATAACATACCAAACGATTATGCAATTTCAGGTTCGGTTCCATTGAACATAACAACAATAGCAGAACCAACGACAGATGAATGCGAATAGAATAAAAATATTAAAAACCGAACTTGAGCAGTTTGTTAATATACCAATTAACATGCAATGGGATTTCACGGGAAAAGATGATGCTATTGATGAATATGAAGTAAGTGTTATTGATCAAGTTATTGGTCCTGCCGCAGACTTCGAAATCGCAAGATTTTCACATAACGTATTTCAAAACCAAGATACAGGAATTAATTATGAATTTTATTTTTATGATGATTCGCAACCAATAACCGCAAATACTGTAGGTAACTGGAATATTTCATATTTGAATAATGGATTTACTGCAGAAGAAATTTACTACTACTCAAAACCATTCACCAAATCCTTTTTCAAATTGGATTTTTATGATACTGCAGATGAAAGAGATCAACAAATTTATTTATCGGTAATTTTACCTGTACAACAAGGGTTAACTCAAACTGTTGTATTATCACCTTTAGTTCCACCTGTAGATATTAAAAGACCAAAAATGGTTTTAGATTATTTAGGTGATAAAGAAGGTTTTTTTATTTATTGGTTAAGAAGTAGAGATTTTATAGATGTGGATACTTTTTATGTTACTGCGAAATTTTTTGATGCTAGATTAGGAGTTTTTAAACAAATGACTAACACAAGACAAGATTTAATATCACCAACCAAATTTACTTTTAATAATGCTGACTATTTCTATTATAGATACAGTTTAAATTATACGACTAAAACTTACGAGGTATTCTCCACTTCAACGAACTTAAGAGTTGGGGACGGATTATCACCGATAAAATGGTATGAATATGTTAATCCATAATGGAATTACAACAATATAATTTCATAATTTCACCTGAAAACATCAAGAGTGATTTGGTATTTGTTCCTTATACAGGGGAAACAGATATAACAACAATCATAGATCCTTGTTGTTTAACGGCATCTACATTCAGTGCGACAACAACAGGAACGACCGGAGTTTACTTACCAATGGATTATGTATTATCGGGGAATACAGGTGGTACATCATTTCTGACTGGATTAACAGTCAATCTGATGTTTACAGAATCAACAGTTGACATTGGGTATTATTCACCAACGGATGGTTTAATTTTACAACTTGATGTTTTAAATAATTTTATTGCAACTGCAAATACTATCAATCCATATACTTTCACGTTTTATAACACTTCTGACTTAGAGTTAATAAAATTCTTACAATTAGTAACTTATACTTTGGATTGGGGTGATGGATCCGCACCACAGGCTGTTTTAGGTATTTCACCAATAACTCATACATATCCTGTTAGTCAAACATCATACACAATAACCCTTACGGCAAATTCACCATGGGGTATATCAAAAGTACAAAAAGATGTTATTGTACCTTATACAAATGCAACAATACCAAATCCAAACGGATCGATAACTTTTTATCCTGCGGGAGGTAATTGGTCTGCAACACCAATAAGTTATGATTATATTTTTACAGGAGACTCAAATACGAACATAAATGATTATTATTCCTACAATTACACTTCGGTTCCATTTCCAATAACAGGTTTAACCTTATCTTCTGTTAACGACTTAGCACAATTTGGGCCCAAAACAAATTTATACGACGGTAAATTTAAATTAGGAGTCCAAGTAACGGGAACAACAGGTGCGATTGGAACATATTGGGGGCCAGATCCAAGTAACTCATATACAGCTTATACCATAAATGGTATGACTTATTTAGATTACGAAGAATATACGATTTATGTTACAGATTCTTACGGTTTAGTTCCTGGTGACATTGTATTATCGGCATTAACAAAAAACGAAGCATTATTAAATGTTATTGATCAACCTGAAATTATAACTAATGTTTATGTTGAGAGAGGTAAATACACACCATTAGAAAATATACAAAGAATTGGTGAAGTTGATAATGTAGGGGACTTAGAAAAATACGGATACAAATATTTCAACATTGAAAAAGTATCAACATAACTATTTATAAAATAAAAAGAAAAAACAAATGGCTACAGGTAATTACGGAACTATTAGACCAGCGGATGTCAGTCCTGAAGACGTGGAAATCGTTATGGTTTATACACCATCAAGAGATGACACACAAAACTTCATTTTAACAACATTGAATGCTCAAGATGTCTTAAGACCATATTTTAATAATAATGCAACAGGGGGTAACACTGTTGAAGTTTTAGGTGGTTTGTATAGTCTTAAACTACCGGCAGATCAGTTCACAAGTTTAGGGATTTACACTCTAATGATTAGACCCGCACAAATTAGAACAACTATTACTGATTGTGGTGTTTTATCTGCATTACCAAATGTTAAAGGGATAGTAATTGATTTAAATAATGTCCCAACACAATATAGAAATAAGTTTGTTAATCAAGGACTTGTAGGATTTAGAGTTGAATATTTAAATCCTGATGGGACAAAAATTCCTAACTTCTTTAGAATAATAACATCTTCATTCTATTGTGAACCAGTTATTCAAAACTTAACTAACACAATTCAAAAATCTATTAGGTATAGATATGTGGAAGGAGCGACAAATCTTTTATTTTGTACACTTTCACCATCTTCATCACCAACAAACAAACCAAGTGCAACACCGTATATTGGACAACCTAATCAAAGTATTATTATAAGTAACACTTATTTTAACCCAATATCAACAGAGATTGAAATAGTTGATCAAGATATCTCAACGTTGGCAATAGCACTTTATGGTAATCAAACTAAATCTATTGAGGACGGTATTTACACAATCTACGATGCTGACAATAACATCTACCAACAGTACAACTTGTATGAAATTAAAGATCAGTTCAATACTCTTCTTTATGAGGTTAGACAAAATCGTAATGAAAATATCGATTTCTCTAAAGCTTTTAATAATATTGTCGCTTAATGGCCACACAGAAGTTTACTTGTCCACCTCAAAGTAGTGCCGCCAATGAATTCTCAAATAATTTGGTTGGAGTTCAGTTAGTTACTGGAGGAGGTTTAACGCAAGCAAATTTTAACTTTACAACAAACATATCTGAAAAACAGAATAGAACATTTAATATTGGTACGTTTTCAGATCCGATAAATCTTGAAAGTATAAACATTGATAACAATGTTGAAGCCGCTGAGATTTTAGCCAACAACTATAGAGTTTACCCAAATTATGATTTATCACAAGTAACAAACTTTACTCAATATGGTTCTTTGGTTAAAAGATTTTCAGTTTCAATAACTAAAATAATCAACTTTTATCCTGCAGGATTAGAGGTTTCACCAAACACAAACAAGTTTATAACTCAAGAAACCGCATTTAATATTACTTACGATGCGGTTGAAAATGATACAACATTTGAAGTTTTAATATCATCAATTAGAAATCCATTTGATATTGATTATACTATAAATGCAGAGACAAATATGATGTTTAATGAGATGGAAGTTTCATCTTTGAGAAACATGAAGTTGGAGTATAAAAAATATGCGTTAATTATTAATGGTAATGAATACCCTGTTAACTATTTATACCCAACCACAAATAACTCGACAACATTAAAGTTAATTGTGGATGGAAACCCATTCGGGGGTAATGCAATATCATATGATTATATAGTTATAAGACCAAACAACTATGAAGTTAATAGAGTATTCAACCTTAAATTTGATCCGGTTGAAAATTTCTTACTAAATAGAAATATTAATCCACCATATACCGCAACTTTTACAGTACCAAGAGAACAAGAAGACGGTACATTTAGAATTACTACTGAGCTCGCGACATTCCCTAAATCAGGACTTTGGAACTTAGATATCGAATCACAAACATTCGATAACTACCTAACACAAATTAATGATTTTGCAATTAACCTTGATTCATATAATACTAACTTAGTTTCGAGATTTTTAACAACAGGCGCTTTAAAAGAATTTGATACACCTGATCACAAATTTGAAAAACTTTTACAGCTTTATGGTAGAAGTTTTGACGAAACTAAAGCGTTCATTTCAGCATTAGGTAATATTAATAGCGTTCATTATACTGTTAAGAATGATATACCGTCACAACTTTTAAAAAATCTAGCACAAACATTAGGTTGGGTAACAAACTTTTCACCTATATCTAATGAAGAATTGTTACAAGCAGTTTTTACAACACAACCAAATACTTTTCCTGGTTTACAAATAGGGCCAACACCTGAAGAAATCAATTATCAATTTTATAGAAATTTGATTTTGAATTCTGCTTGGTTGTTCAAATCAAAAGGAACTAGAAAATCTATTGAATGTCTTTTAAGAATGGTTGGGGCACCTGAAGCCTTAATAGACTTTAACGAACACATTTATGTTGCCGATCAAAGAATCAACATGAGTGAGTTCAATCAACAATACTTACAATTATCGGGAGGAACTTTCCTACAAGAATATCCTGTATTAGAAACCAACAACACATACTCAATACAAGGAGTTCAATATACTGGATTCACCACAACATTTGCTAATGCAACGGTATTAACAACAAGAGAAGATTACCCTGTTGATGAATTTGGGTGTCCAAAAATGCCAACACCAACAGAAGAATATTTCTTCCAAATCGGTGGAGGTTGGTTTGAGTCAACACCTCAACACAGGATGCCTGAGTTTGCAATTCCAACAAATCAAGTATTCACAGGTAACAATCCTAATTTCCAAACACAACTTTTACCTTTTAATTACGGTGAGGAATATCTGCAACTTTACAGAAATTTTCCTTATATGAATTTGGGGTATAAGATTAGAAAAGTTCAGGACAACAAAAAAAGTTGGAGTGATACATCACCAACACAACGAGTAAGTTCTGATGGTGGGTTTAATGCTTATTATGAAGTTGGTGAAGAATGTTTAACATTGAATGTGAAAAATGTTGACATCATGATGAATCCCGCTCAAGGTTTGGTTTATGATGTTTGGACAATGTCTAGACAATACAATTACCCAATACCTGAACAAGGATTATTCTACACACCTGACACACCTTGTAGTGTACCAAACCCATACCCAAGATATGGAGGAATAGATTGGACAACAATTATTCCAAAACCAAAACAAAAAACTTTCTTTGAATTTGCTCAAACATTTTGGAGAAACATGGTTAACACAAGAAATCGTCAATATATTACTGATGGTAAAACTGGCGGTTACCCCACATTACAATCAATATATTGGAGATACTTAGAGTCTCAAACACAAGCAGGTGTACCAAACGATAATTTCACATACCAAACAATGATAGATTACATTAATGGTATGGGAGACTATTGGATTAGAATGGTTGAACAAATGGTTCCTGCGACTACAATATGGAATACAGGAGTTAGATTAGAAAATTCAATTTTCCATAGACAAAAATTTGTATGGAGAAGACAAGAAGGATGTAAGATTGTTCCTGTCCCTTGTAAACCTTGTTCTTTAGCCACACAATTATTTGTATATGATTGTCCTGTACAACAAGTGGTGTGTGGTCTTTATCCTTGGAATAGTAACCCAACAATCACATCTATGGGTGCCGTATTGAATGATACTTTAGATACTTTTTATAGTCAAAATTCATTAAACACAAATGACTGTTCACAAAACTCTGTTGTAACTACTTGGAATGTAGATTTAAGAGTAAATGGGGCTGTACTTGTGATATCACCATTCTATACAGGTATCGGACCATTTAACGTCCCTACTAACACAGAATGGGTGAACGCTTTAAGTGACACATTAAATAATTTACTAACCTCAGGGTATAGTTATAATATTGATGAGGATATTGAACAAATAACGGTGTTTAATAATAATTGTCAACCAAATTTTGATGACCTCCAAATAAACATAGGACTGGAGTTCGAAATATATTGTAATGGATAATGAGTATTTTAATTTATAATTATAGTGTAACGGGGGATTGTAGTAATACAGGTAGTGGTGCGGTTTCGTTTAATCTAACTGGAAGTACACCAACAGTATCACCTTTTAGTGTTTCAGATGCAACAGGACAAGGATTATTACCACTTTCTGCTGCAACAACTACATACTCAGTAACTGGTCTTACAGGAGGTACATATTATGCCCAACTTACAGACTCTAGTACAGAAAAAGAAGTTTTAAACATTTATATTTCAACAGGTACTACCGCAACTATTGATTCATCCAATACCACTTGTGGGCAGAATAATGGAACCATAACAGGTTTCACGTCTGGCGTTTATGGTCTTGTTTCGTTTAATTTATATGATATAAATGATAATTTAATTACAACCGCAACAACATCTAATTCATATTATGAATTCACATCTCTTTCAGCCGGTACCTATTATATTGTTGCAAACGATGGTGGTGGATGTACAGGAATAACCGCATCTGTAATATTAAATCCTTCATCAGGTTTAACATACGGGGCATATGTTGTTGATGATGCTAGTTGTTTGGGATCAGGTAGTGGTAAAATTTTCCTAACAGGATTGACACCACCATTATCGGCATACACAATAACTTGGAGTCCTAACGCTTTAGGACAAACAGGATCAACAATAACAGGATTAACTTCGGGAAGTTACGTTGCAACAGTAACAAACCCAATTGGTTGTACAACAAGTGAATCATTTACTGTTAATACCATACCACCACTAACATCAGGTGGATTTATAACTATAACTCAACCATCTTGTTTTGCCAATGACGGTGAAGTAGAATTTATTGTGGTTGGTGGAACTGCGCCTTATTTTTTTAGTGGATCATCAGGTCAAGTTGAAATTACTTTTGATACTTCTGTAACATTTACAGGACTGTCTTCAGGTTTGTATTCGTTTTTGGTTACAGACGCTGGTTTATGTACGATTTATGATTCAGTAAGTTTACTAACACCAAATTCATTTAGTACCGTTGCTGTTACAACAACTAATTCAACTTGTTCTGCAAATGACGGTAGTATTAATGTTTTAGTTGATGGTGGTCTTAGTAGTGCAACTAATTTACAGATCTCAGTATCAGGAACCACAGGGATTAGTCAGATAGGACTATTCGGTAGTTCTAATGAGACATTCTATGGATTAGGAAGTGGAACATATAATGTAACAGTTGTGTCAGCAGGTTGTACTTATACAGCATCTACAGTTATAAATTCGGTTAGTTTATATAGTGCAACTACTCAAGTAAGTGGTACCACATGTGGTTTAAATAATGGGTCTTTAGTTGTAAGTGCTTCCACAGGAGGAACATTCCCATATACCTATTCATTGACAGGACCGTCAAATAATCCAAATTCAACAATTACTACCGTAACAAGTTTATTTAACACATTTACAAATTTGGCTTACGGTAATTATACCTTAACAATACAAGACACCTCATCACCGCCTTGTATACAGTCATATGCCGTAAATATACCATACAGTCAGACCGTAAACTTCAACTTATATCCAAACCAACCTTTAAATGGTAATGATGGTTCTATTACCGCATTCATTACTAGTGGTGAACCACCTTTTACTTTAACTTGGAGTGGTGGAACTGCAGGATCTCAAACGGGAAGTACAGTTACAGGTTTAACTGCGGGTACATATAGTTTAACAGTAACAGATGCTAGTGGTTGTACACTCACAAAATATACAACATTAACAGGTACAAAAAAATATGTTGAGTATTTGTACTATAATGTATGTGATGATACTTTTACAGATAGTGGATTGGTAACTAAAAGAACAATCCGAGCAATGTATTTAGAAGGGTTTAATGACCTAACTAGTGGTGACACAAATTGTATTATAAATTCAGCGACTTTCGCAATAAACGCCGAAGTTGGGGGACAATCTGCGGAAACTATATTTTACACATCTTCAGGGTCTACTGATTACCCAAATGATTTGTTATGGGCTGAAGCAATGTCTACAATATTAAATGAGTTTGTAGGGATATCTGATGTAACAATAGATATACCTTCAAATAGAATCACAATAAAAACAAACTGTGAAGAAATTAGTAAAAATTGTGGTCCACAAACAATAAATCCATTACAAGATACTGAAATAAAAGTCAACTTGTTGATTGATTATGACATATCTTGTGTAAGTTGTAGTTAATCGTGGCAAATCAAGTAATAGTTTATAGCGCTACAAGTGTTACACCACCATTTAGTGGTATTGCATGTGATGTTTATGGAAATAATTGCTCTTATGTTGGTAGTGGATCAACATTCCCAACTGTATTCACATTGTCACCACAATTTGATACCGCACCCTCATTCCAATTAACGTTAGTTGACTCTGTTGGGTGTTCTATTTCGGAGATTTTAAATTGTTAATTTTTGGTTTATTATAAACAAATTTTTTAAGTTCACTTTATTGTATTTTAATCTAATTTTCTTTTATGGAAAACATGTTATTTGTTTCGGCACAACCCGATGTAACCTACTTTATATGGCAAATAAAATTGTATGTTCACAATTTTATTGAAAAGGGAATTAACCCAAATCAAATACACGTTGTGTTAGGGTTGGTTCAAGGGAACACCAAACCATCCAAACAATCTGAAGAATTAAAAGAGTTAGGTGTTAACGTTCATTACTTTGTTGATGAGAGAGTTAAGAAACATTACATACCTAGCATTAAACCATTTTTAATTTCAAAGTGGATACAATCAAATCCTGAATTTGGTAAACTTTTTTTCTTACATGATGCTGATATCATTTTTAGAGAACTACCAAATTTTGAAGAATTATTAAATGACGATACTTGTTACTTATCTGACACAATAGGGTATATTGGATATGATTACATAATGGATTGTTGTGGAAGATATGAACAAAAACACCCAAACACTGAAAAGGGACAACTTATAAGTGAAATGTCTGAAGTGATTGGTGTTGACGTTGACATAATTAAAGACAATCAAAAAAATTCTGGTGGAGGACAATACCTAATTAAAAATACAAATTGTGAGTTATGGGATAAAATCTATAGAGACTCCACAAATATGTATGATAAGATGTTAGATTACCAAAAAAGATTTCCAATAAATCCGGGTCAAATACAATTTTGGACTGCAGAGATGTGGTCATTACTATGGAATTTATGGTTGTATGGATTTAAAACTAAAGTAACTGAAGAACTTGAGTTTTCTTGGGCAACAGACACAATTGATGTTTATGAAAAACGACCAATACTTCATATGGCTGGTGTAACAGATAACCTTAAAACTACAAAATTTTATAAAGGTGATTACATTAATATAAACCCAATTTCTAAGTTGAGAGAAAACCCTAATCATTTTGATTACATAGATAAAGATAGTTCGACAATAAAATATATCGATAATATGAAATCTTACATTCAAAAATACAACATATGATTATTTATTATTAATAGATGGTAGAAAATTGTTATATATTATATTCTTGTGACGGAAGTTACGAACCGATCATTTCAAACTTTAGTGGTTTAAGTACTTACTCATCGTCATACATTTCTGTAAATTCTATAGATTCAGTAACAATAGATGAAACTTGTTTTTATGTATTAAGTTTAGGTGTAATAGACTGTACCCCAACAAACGAAATAACAATTTCAACAGGGATAACATGCAATTGTCAATGTTATTGTTATTTCATAAGATCTGTGGATCAAACAACTGATGTTACATATGTTAATTGTAATGATGAAATTATTGTTGATACTATTCAAGAAGGATTAACTTACAATATTTGTAGTAAAGTTTATCCACAGTTTGATAATCAAGTACAAATCCCAATTAAATTAACTGACATTTGTGTTGATAACCAATGTCCACCAACAATACCGACTGTAAAACCAACAAACGAATGTGATGTCATTACTATATTCCCTATGGGAGTTACTTGTATAACACAACAACCTTCATCAGAAAGAAATTTTGATGGAGCGGTTGAATTAGTTGTCACAGGAGGAACTCCACCTTATACTATATTTTGGGAAGTTGGAAGTTTTGCACCAGCACTAACTAATCTTGGAGTTGGAGAATACTCAGCATCTGTTACGGATTATTATGGTGATTTCTCAGCATTTACAACTTGTGTTTTAACTGCTGAAACTATAAATTATTCAGGTATGTGTTTTGTATTGACAGGTGTAGTAGAGGATCAGTTAGTATATATTAATTCAGAGGTTAAAGGATTTAAAAATACGAAACCATACTTTGAAATACAATATGGTGTAAATCTTTTGGGTTACGTTTTTTGGGACCCAAGTTCGTTGAATAAATGGTTTTTTTGTCAAACATTAGATTGTCAATTATCACCATATAACACACTTGTATTACCTGATGGATTATATCCTACAGGAACAACAGGTGATTGGCAAGTTGTTTCAGACACACCATATTTAATTGTTGAATCAACAATTGGTAATTGTTCGCCACCTGTAATACCAAAAGAAGAATATACACTTTGTGCAACAATAGTTTTAAGATCTACAAAACCTGGAATCCCAACTATGGCCTCACAAGTCCAACTTGATCCTAGTGTAGATATAAATGGACAACCTAGTTGGTCTTCATCAACAGGTCAATATGTTGTGTATTGGAATAGTGGATCAACACCGGCTCAATGGGTTATGACAGGATTTACTAACCCATCAACATTAGTCACAAATAATGACCCATCATATCCACCAGTAAGTAATTGGCAAGTTTATGGTTCACCTGATGTATATAGTGTTGATATTGCTCAAGGATTATGTTCTGATTCGTACATTGTAGTGGTTTCTGCGGTAGTTAACGACGCTTTATGTGGAAGTAATGGTAGTATTAGTGTTACCGCTTCAGGAGGAGACGCACCGTACCAATACTCAATAGACGGAGGATTATCATATCAACCATCACCAATATTCACTAATGTACTACCAGGTACTTATAGTGTGTTTGCCAAAGATATAAACACAACAATTGGTTCATTTGGACCTGTGGTGGTTAATAATATACCAACTACAATTTATAATGTAACGATGAGTGTTAATTATACTAATAATACTTTTACGTTAACCGCACCATCTTTACCTGTTGGGTCAACATTAACTGTTGATGTTGTTATGTCATCAACATTTAACTATTTCCCTCAAACATTAACTACAATACCTACTTATAATAATTTTACAACTATTAATGGAGTTGGACTTATGACCAATACAAATACAACGGCAAACACTTATCCTTTAGGTGGTCCTTGTAGTGTTCCTGGACCTGTAAATGTAACACAAATTAGTAATACATATTTAAATACATTAACATTAACAAGTGGTCAAGTTGTTACAGGTAGTACCACAAATAACATTATTAACTCTCCTTCATTACCTTGCTCAAACGCAGTTGGGTATTATCAATTATATATTACAAACGCAATAATAAATAACTGTCAATGTTGTCAGGCAAACCTAATTAATTCGGTCCCACCTGTACCACAATCAGTTTTATAAAATGAATATAAGAATATTTACAATAAATGGCTTACATAATTAAAAATACATCTGGTTTAGTTAACACTCGTGTTACAGATACGGGTAGACAAAAAATGTCTGAGGGTAACTTTAATATTTTTTACTTTGCGGTAGGAGATAGTGAAGTTTCATATAACGAATTACCATCTACATACAATCAGGCTAATACTGTTATATTGGAGCCACAATTTAACGCACAAAATAGTTCAGGTGTTCCTGAATCAAATAGACAGTACATCAAATATCCATATTTAGTTGATGAAGGACAAACAAATATATATGGTATTCCTTTTATGGATTCAGGTATTGAGTCAGTTTATAATAGAGCTGCCATGAGAGGATTTTTTACAGGGAACACAACCGCTTCTACTGTTGATTGGAAAGCATTAGTTAACAACACATATGTCATCACACCAAATTATGTGGTTAATATGTCAACTTTGAACGGAACAAACCAAATAATAGTACAAAGAATGGACTGTAATGTTCAAAACAATAATACACCAAATGTTGGAGATTTTATAACAATATATTATGATGGAAGAGCAGAGACCGATTGTTCTTGTAGTAATTTCCCTACACCAACTCCGACACCTTCATTGTATAGTACACCAACACCAACTCCAACACCAACAGGTACAAATTCAATACCATGTGCTTCACCAACACCGACACCTTCGCCAACGCATACACCATGTTTAACACCAACACCAAGTGCTCAATGTCCATTACCACCACCACCTGATTGTTTAAAAGATGTGGTAAGTTGTTTCTCAATTTTAACATATAGAATTGTGGAAGTTTGTGGTAGTGTTTTAACATTAGACAGAGATACACCTGATTTTACAAATTTATCAATTGATTGTTGGGCTAGAACATTGATTTATCCACCACAAATGGTTCCTTTGTATGATAGTTTTACACCCGAACCACATTGGAGTAAAAGTGTAATTGACTTTGAATCAGTTTGTGATACTGATCAGTTTGACGTTAAAATATGGAATATGAATATTCCTTGGACTGAGAGTCCTGCCGGTTTGGCATCCGCTCAATTCCAAGACTATACAAAATTTGGTTCCATTAATTACATAGGACAAAAAGAATATTTTGGATATACTTCATCTGATGGTCAAACATCTACTGACGATGTATATTACTACAATTCATTTGGTGAAAAAATTGTAGTGGCACCTGAAGAACAAAAGGCAATCGCAATTATCCACTATACTAATCAAACTATTGATTTCTTCTATGGTGAAAAATTTGCATTAGAACCTTACGACACACAAAACCCTGAAAACACTCAAGGTCAGGCAAGAAACTTTAAGTTACATATGCCAACAATAATGTGGCATAAAAATCCTGAATGTTGTTTTGGACAAACATTTTGGGTAGATCCTCCAGGATTTGACAATCAAAATTTATTCCAAGTTCAATATACAAAGTCTAAGATTTCACAACAAATGAATCAACCTGGACTTAGATACTATAACCTTTGGGATACATTTGCACAACCAAACGGTTTACCAAGTAGGGTAGGTAAAGTTTACCCTGACTCAAAACTAATTGTTATTGATGATGAAGAATTAGTAGCAGCTCTATCATATAAATCAAATAGAAACTGGACTTTACCGGCACCACAAGTATCTTTAATTACACCAAACACATGTGGGACTTCAAATACTACAGGGGTTTTAACAGGAGGAGGAGAGACACTTTGGGTAACTTATAGACTATCAAATACAAACGAATTTACAAATTCATTACATAGTAATTATTATACAAGTGTTGTTGGGACTGAAAATGTTTGTTCACCTGAAACACCTAAGAATGTTGCAATTAGATTTGGTGGAGATTTCCCTTGTTTAGTACAACCAGGATTTTCACCAACAACTACAACGACTACATTCAACCCTGTTACTACATCAACAACTACAATTAATCCACCATACACAACAACTACAACAACTCAGTGTCCTGTTTGTACTGTTCCTGCTGGATTCTACGCACAACAGTTCCAAGTACTAGCTCAAAAAACATTATCGGGAGTAAGACCTGATCCGGCTCAATGGAGATTAATTGATTTTACAAGTCAAATTGAACAATACTTCATTAATGGTTATGTAACTCAAGAATCTTTAACCGCAACTACTTTTGTTGTGACTGCAGAAAATTATGGAAGTGCACCAACATACAATCTAAACGACTATATAAGTTTGGTTCCAAATGGTGCGACAGGACAACAATTGAATTTTGGTGATGAGTACTATTTCTACGGTAATTTAGAAACCGACATCCAAGCTACATTATATGAGATGAAATATAAAATTAACTTAAGTGATAATGAATTCTTAGTTTCTCAAAACCCAACTTGGACTCAAGGAACACCATCTTATGTTACAGAAATTGCTCTTTTAGATGAAAATAAAGATGTTTTAGTTATGTCTAAAATGCAATCACCAATATTAAGACAAGGAATCCAACAGTACGTTATTAAATTAGATTTCTAACAAAACTACAATTTTTATCTTCATAGTTTATAATATAAATAAAATAATAGTTTTATGACAAAAAATTTAAAAAACTCCCCCAAAGTTTTGGGTCTTGATATATCCACAAAAACCATAGGGTGGGCATTGTTTGATATTAAAACACAAGAATTACTTGAATTAACTCACATCTCACCAAGACCAAAAATGGAAAAAGATGAAGATGATAAACTAAAAGAGTTATTATTAAAATCAGAAATATTTGCCGAAAAACTTAAACAATATAAAGATTTAGGAATTGTTAGAATTATAATAGAAGAACCACTTCTAAATTCTAATAACATTTATACCATACAAACACTATTAAGATTTAATAGTTTTGTGTTTAAAGAAATCTATAATATAATGGGTATCGTTCCTGAATTTATATCTACATACAACTCAAGAAAATTTGCATTTCCTGAATTAGTTCAAGAAAATGATAAGAAGAAATTTGTATTATTTGGTGGATTACCAAAAGACGTTGATAAAAAGTTGATCATTTGGGAAAAGGTTGCAAAAAGAGAACCACAGATTACTTGGCATTACACAAAAAACAATACATTGAAGAAAGAAAATTTTGATCAAACAGACGCCTATACTTGTGTTTTAGGATTTATGAGATCAAAAGAAATTTGGAAATAATATCGTTTATATAACCGATAATTTGAAATATCGTCTTTTTAGACGATATTTTTTTTTATTAACAAATTGTACCTGAATCTGTTGCGGTAAAGTTTGGTGAAGTTGACGTTGGTATTGTAATTGAACAAACGTAAGCAGATGTATAACCGTTTAATCCACCTGTAGATACTGTTCCATCACATTCGTAGTAATTGTATTTAACAAGACTAGGACTATTGTTTTCAACATACCATCTTGTTAGAATACAAGGACTTGATGTTGGAGTTGGAGTTGGAGTTTGTGTTGGAGAAGGAGTTGGAGTTTGTGTTAAATTAGGAAGACAATCTAAACACGCACCATTTACTCTTGAACCAACTTCAAAAGTTAATGTAATATCATCAACACCACTTATATTTTCAAATAGACCTTCGTAAACAACACAACAACCTTGACCATTAATAATTGCGTTATATACGTAACCTTCTTTTGGGCTTGTGTTTCCTGAAACTAATATTAAATCCGAAGAGAAATAATCAAAACCAGTAAAACAATCTTTAAATTTCTTACTATTAGCACATTGTAATATTTCATTAAATGTGTTAAATATAACCTCGCCACTAAAGTTACAAGGTCTTGTTATTTGTGGTGTAGGTGTTGGAGTTGGTGTCATTGTTGGTGTCGGAGAATATGATACCGTAATCGCTGACGCACTTATAAAGGCTCCACCACATATATTTGTTGATGAAGGTGTTGGAGTTGGTGTAGGCGTTGGAGTTGGTGTTGCTGATATTGATGGAGAAGGGGTAACTAAACAATCAAAAATTGCGGTGAAATCAAATGTTGCACACGGATTAACAGTTGTGGTAGTTGTAACACAAATTCCAGTATACGCAACAGTGTCGTCAAAATCGGGACAATCTGATGTACTACCAAATGGACCAAACTGATCACATGAACCACCTAAGGTTTGAGATAAACACCATCTTGTTTCACCTGTTGAGTAAAACATAAAATATCCTGTGGTTTGTCCTGTAAAATAAGATTGACCGATATAGTTTCCTGCTAATTGGTATGTGTCATCATAATTTGTGTCATTCTCAACACAAAAAAACTGAGGACATGTACAACCTGAAATACCGGTAATGGTTCCTGAACCGTTAATGTCATATACATCTATACCATCGGAATAAAAAGATGTCAAAGCTAATATTGTACACCCTGAGTCAGAATAAACAATATCACCAATAGTTAATCCACTCCCATAAAGGGTGAAATTCAAAGTATCAACACACGAATTATCAGGATCCGAAGCCGCAGCAAATAAACCTAAATTATTACAAGCCATATTATATTAACAAATTTTCCTCAACCAAACAATTATTATTATCAACAGATTTAACACCTACCGAACCCATACCCTCCAAAACAAATGGAAGATTAAAAACATATGGGATTTGACCAGATGTTATTGTGGCTATGTAAATACAAGTTGTGTAACCTGTATCACAAGTGTAAATATCAAAAGGTGAAGAACCGCTTAAACCTGTAATTGTTATTTGTGTTGGCATATCAACAATAAATATAAAAGAACATGAAAGTTTGTGTAGTTGATGTATTGAAAGTTTATTATTATATTATAGGGGATGGAAGAAAATGAAGCGTTAGTTGAGTTATTGGAAGAAGTTCTTGGTGATCACGGACTTCATTACCCAAATCGAGGACAAATTTCCTTCAACTGCCCCGTATGTGATGACGGGAGAAATAAACATAATATGGAGGTCAATTACATAGACAATGTCTATAAGTGTTGGTCCTGCGGTGATAGTGAGGGTACACACGGAGCCTTAGGTAGAATATTTGATAAATATGGTAATAGGAAACAAAAGAAACTTTATAACGTCCTTAAACCCGAAACCGTAGTAAAACGAGAAAAAAAGAAAAAAACATTAAAACTTCCTGAAGGTTTTACGTTATTCAAAGACTCAAGTCCGGTTTATCCTGTTAGAAGACAAGCCATTAATTATCTTAAAAATCGTGGGATCACAGACGAGATGATAGAAAAGTTTGGTATTGGATTTTGCGATAAAGGGGATCACGCTGGTCGTATTGTAATTCCATCGTACAACACAAAAGGTGAGTTGAATTATTACATTGCAAGAAGTTGGAACCCAATGTCTCGTGCCAAATATAAAAATCCTGAAGCTGAAAAAGACAAAATTATATTTTGGGAAAATCTAATTGATTGGAACAAAGACATTTATTTGGTGGAAGGTGCGTTCGATGGTTTATTCGTAGATAACCCAATTCCAATGTTAGGTAAACACATGTCAGAACTTTTGTTTGAGACTATATACAAAAAGGCTAAAGCTAACATAGTTATTTGTTTGGATGCTGATGCTTGGGAAAACGCAGTTAAATTATACCATGAATTACATGGAGGTGAATTATGGGGTAGAATCAAATTAATAAAACTACCTGACGATAAAGATATTGCCGATCTACGAGGTGAAATAAAAGATGAATACTATCATATTATAAGATAATGGATTTAAAAAAAATTGCACAAGAAATTAGGGACATCATTTCTGAAAAACAAAAAGAGTTCCAACTTACCTTTGAAGAGGAAAGTCACAAATATACAATGTTGGATAAAGATGGAAACTTAAGATCAGATTTTCCATCGGTATCTAAAGTTATGAAAATATTTTATGACGACTTTCCAACGGAACAAGCAGCTTATAACAAAGCCGGTGGCGATCCTGATGAGGCCGAAAGGTTAATGGAAGAGTGGGCGGAAGCCGGTAGAAAATCAACAAACTTGGGATCTCGTTGTCACTTCTTTTTGGAAGAACATACACTAAAAGAATTTGGAGTTGAAAAAATTGTACGACAACCAATATTTGATTGCGATGCTGAACAGATCATTAAAAGTGATACTATGATCATGGCTGGTAAATACTACATAGAACTTCTTAAAGAAAGAGGATGTGTATTGATTGATACGGAAATGGTTTTAGGACACCCCGAATTAGGATACACAGGACAACCCGATAAGGTATGGTTAGTTATTGGGACAAATGGTAACATTGGTCTTTTAATAACGGATTGGAAATCTAACAAACCAAAGAATTTTGCGGTTACCCGATATACCAAAAAAATGAAAAAACCATTTGAAGATTTACCTGATAATGCTTTGGGTCACTACAATACCCAATTACCTTTTTATGGTAAATTAATTTTAAAAATGTTGGAAGGAACAAAGTATGAAGGTATACAACTATTAGGTTGTATTATCGTTTTGATTACTGAAGAAAGAGAGTACCATGAGTACCGAGTATCCAAAAAAACGATGAATACTATTTTAGAAATGGACATGAAACAATATTTGACTAAACTTAAGAAATAAACTATTATTGAGTATGACACTAACAATAACACCTACTTGGGTAACAACGACTAGTTGGGACCAATTATTACCTATTAAAGTAAAAATAAACTATATTATAAAATAAAAATGGACGATATTATCAAACCAAAGATTGATCTTAGACAACAACAGACAATCAAATGTGAAAAATGCGAGTCAAAATTCTTCAAAGAAGTAACAATGTTGAAGAAAGTACCTAAATTATTAACAGGAAGTCATGAGGACACGATTGTGCCATTCCCAACTTATATGTGTAATGAGTGCGGTCACGTGAATGAAGATTTTGAATTATTCATAGACTAAAAATATGACATACAAAGAATTTTACTATTGGTTAGATGGTTATTTGACCAATAAGATTGAAAGTGAAAAACTAAATATCTCACCTATAATTGAAAAGATGGGTCAAGTAAAAGAGGAAAGAACTAAAAGCGATTTATTACCTTTCCAACACATACCAATACCTATTAACCCATTCCCCGTCCAAGATGATCCCTACAGACCACCATACGAAGTATATTGCGGAGACAAAACACAATTAAATGATTAAGCAATTAGTACACTTTTCAGACCTACATATCCGTCTCTTCAAAGACCACGATTTGTATAAATCAATTTTGGAAACTGCCATTGAACAATGGAAAGAATTGAAACCTGAACGCATTGTTTTTACAGGTGATTTGGTTCATTCTAAAAACCAAATGACACCTGAACTTATTGAGATGGTTAGATGGTTATTAACAGAATGTTCTTCTATTGCTAAAACAATTATCATTCCAGGTAACCACGACTTCTTGGTTAATAACACAGAAAGATTGGATGCTCTTTCACCGATCATTAATTCACTTAATAGTGAAAACATCGTCTATTACAAAGATAGAGGTGTTTATGAAGATGATAACATTAGTTGGTGTGTGTATTCACAATATCAAGGAAATATACCACCTGACATTACAGAAGCAAAAGGTAAAAGAATTGGATTATTTCACGGACCAATTCAAGGGATGAAAACAGATCTTGGATTTGACTTTGGTGAAGAGGCTTATGACGTTGAAAAATTTGATGGACTTGAAACCGTGTTATGTGGAGACATTCATAAAAGACAAGAATTCAAATTCAAAACAGGTAAAGGTTATATGATTGGAAGTCCAATTCAACAAAACATAGGAGAAAGTATTAGAAGACATGGGTACGGAATATACGATGTTGAAACAAAAGAATATTTGTATGTTGATCTACCAAACCCAAAACCATTTTTAAAGTTCTCCATAAAGTCATTTGAAGATATTGAAAATGGAACCGAAAAACTCCAAAATATTTAGTAAGGAAATGATGCAGACGGTGTCTGCATTTTGTGAGTCCAAAGAAATTAAGGATGTAGATAATTTTATATACCTATGTTTTAAACAAGGGTTTGATATTAGAAAATATGGTCTTTTGGAAAAAACACTTAATGAAGGTGAAAAAGACTTAAAAACAGGTGGGATTGAAGAAAAACAGGTGGAAATTGAGGTAATAAAAGAAATACGGGTGGAAGTTCCTGTTGAGGTTATTAAAGAAGTTGAAGTAATCAAGGAGGTTGAGAAAATAATCTATACCTCTGACGATACCCAACTAAATGAACTGTTGTCAAAAATAGAACAGTTAAACGGGGAAATTTCCATTAAGACTACCGAAATTGACAGAATTAGAGAAGAATTTTCCACTAAAACGGAAGAAATGGAAAATATTTTCCAAAATAGAATGTCTAAAAAGGATGAAGAATTAGACGAACTTAGACATAATTTAGACATTCTCGTAACAAATGATAAGGCAAAAATGTTACAAGAGACACTCCAAAACTTGAGAGGTGAGTTACAACAAAAGAACGAACAAATAAGAGAATTGGAAAAAATAAACCGAGAACTTCTTAATGGTAGTCAAAATCAAGCTTACCTTCTGAGGGGATCAAACTTAAATAGACGAGTATGATAGTTTTAATGTGGATGATTGCCGCTTACGGAATGACCAATATTTTGGTTTACGGATCAATCTTTAATGGATTAAGAAATTGGATCCATAATAACGCACAACCTAATGTTGGTTGGGTTCTTTTTAGACCTATATTTAGATTTATTTCAGGGTTAATACAATGTGTTCTTTGCACATCAACTTGGGTAGGTTTTTTCATGTCCTTAACATTATTTGCACCTTGGCATGAATTGATTGGACTTAATAAATATATTTCTATATTTTTTGATGGAATGTTATCGGCAGGTGCCGTATGGGCAATTAATAGTGTAATCGAATGGTTCGAAGAAAATAGACCAAATAATAATAATTAACAAAAAGTAAAATGGGAAAAGCTGCAAAAGAACACAGAAAAAAAGTTGCAAAACGAAATGCAAAAATTAAACAAGAAAAGGCTGGTATGCAAAAGGCTTTTGATATGTTATTACAAGAACAATTGGAAAAATTAAAAAATGATGAAATGACCGCAATGGTTGGAGACCAAGAAGTTAAAATGGAAATTGTTGAAGATAAAGTAGTTGACCATACATTTAAGTTCACCCCAAATGAGGAAGAGTCTGCAAAAATCAACAAAGAATTTGAAGAAGTGACGACAGAAGAGGAAAAATAATAATGGATCTTTTTAATCCACCAAAATTATACAATTACGAAATTATGATAAAAGATTTGGACTTTTCTATATTTGAAAACCCAATTATACAAGTTGTATGGGAAGATTTACCAGAAAACTTTACACAAGATAAACTTAAAAGTGTAAAACATTACTTCTCAAAAAAGTATAATACAACCAATGTTAATGTCTTAACAAAGGCAAAAAACGTTGAAACTGAAGCGATGCAAAGTATTGATGTTTCGGTAAATATTAACGATGCTCAATATCAACTTGAACTAATTACGAATTATCTAAAGTCAAAAGGACATGAAGATAAGAGTGAAGATGTATTGGCAATTAATCGAATGGTTGAAAATCGAATGTCTGGTGACGAAGAAAACCAAGCTCAATTTAAAAAGTGGTATATTCGAAACATTGAGTTCTCAAACTTTTTATCATATGGTGAAAATCAAAGATTGGACTTTGATAAGTTAAATGGGATTGTGGTGGTTGAGTCTGATCCACCAAACTTTGGGGGGAAAACGGTTCTTACCGTTGACCTCCTAATGTTTTTATTCTTTAACGAAACAACAAAAACAACCAAAGCTGAGGAGATATTTAACCGATTCTCAAATAAAGACAAAGTTCACGTTAAAGGTGAAATTACCATCGATGGTGAGGATTATGTTATCATAAGAAACATTGAAAGAAAGTTATCTAAAAAAGGTGATTGGAACGTTAAAACTGAATTGGACTTCTTCAAAAAATTATCGGATGGTACTTTATTAAATTTTACTGGTGAACAAAGAAGAGAAACAGAAGCCTTCATTAAGAATTCAATTGGAACCAAAGAGGACTTTTTAATGACAATTCTAACAACAGGATCAAATCTTGAAGAGTTGTTAGAGTCAAAACCAACAGCAAGAGGTCAGGTTTTATCGCGTTTTATGGGACTTGAGTTTTTGAAAAGAAAAGAAGAAGTTGCAAAAGAAATCTACTCCGAGTTTTCAAAACAAAAGATTTCCAACATCTATTCATCAGAGCAATTAAAGACTGATATTGAAACTCATCAAAACTCAATTTCTGAATTACAAAATCAAATTAAGGAAAGTAAATTAAAATTGGTTGAGGCTGATGAAGCGATAACAAAAGGTAAAACATATCGTGATGATATGTTAAAGAAAAAACATACAAACATTGATCAAGAATTGAGTTTGTTAAACCCTGAAAAAACCAAAGATGAAATTAAAGAAATTGAACGTGAGAAATCGGGATATCTTGCAAAAATATCCGAAATCAAAGTTGTTGAACCTTCTAAATTCTATGAAGAAGACATCCACGACAAGGTTAAAGAGGAGATCAGATTACTTTATAAAGAGATCGTACAAGTTGATACAGAAATTGCGTCAATCAATAAACTAAAGTCTTCAGTTGAAGGTGGGATCAAATGTGAACATTGTGGAATTGAGTTAATGAACGCGGCAATTACTAACGCAAAAATTGCGGAACTTGACGGATATACCCAACATAAAACTCAAAAAGATGAGTTAATGCAGGAATTAACCATCAAAGAACAAAGTTTTGTACAACTCAAAAAAGAGTTTGATGAATATGAAAAGAACAAGTTGGTTAAAGAAAAGTATGAGATTTCGGTTGAGAGTTGTGACCTTAAAATTGGCTCATTAAATGACAAGATCAAAAGGTGGGAGGAAATCCAAGATAAAATCCAAGAAAATCAAAAAATTGAAGTTCAGTTAATAAAGGCCGATCTAAGATTAGATGAGTTGGAAAATCAAAGAAGAACGATTAATAATTCAATCACAACAAACGAGGGATCAATCAAATCTATTGAGGAAAAGATTGATACCAACCAAAAGAAAATTGTTACAATCAAAGAGGAAGAAGAGAAGGAAAAGATATATAAGATCTACTTGGAACTTTACGGTAAGAATGGAATATCAAAAATGATTATGAAAACAATGATGCCATTAATCAATTCTGAATTACAAAGATTGATGGAAGATTCATGTTATTTCAAATTGGAAATTCGTATTAATGACAAAAATGAGGTTGAATTTATTATGACTGACAATGCTACTGGTGTTGAGAAATTAATGACTTCAGGATCAGGTTTTGAAAAAACAATTTCTTCTTTGGCTTTGAGATCAGTCCTTACTAAAATTGCAAGTTTACCTAAACCAAATCTTGTTGTTCTTGATGAGGTGTTTGGAAAAATTGCCAATGACAACTTAGAGATGGTTTATGAATTCTTCACAAAAATTAAAGATTATTTTGAAAAGATTTTTGTTATAAGTCACAACTCAATAGTGTCTACTTGGGGTGATCATGTTGTAAAAATTAAGAAGGAAAACAATTTGTCAAAAGTTTTATAGGATTTTTAAAACTAATTAGAATTTTATCAGTATATTTGTAGAACAATTAAAACACACAAATGAACTACTTACTTTTTGTATATTATAATTCTGAGGTAGAAAACTCAGAAGAAAAAACACAAGAAATCGGAACACAACTTGCAGAACACATGACTAGTGGTCAGGTTAAATTTATGTATGGTGATCGACACGCAATATTTCATTTTGGGTGTAAAAGTGATTTCCAAGATGTATCCGATGTGGTATTCTTTATTTCCGAAGAAATACCGGGATTTGAATACCTTTTAACAAAAAAAGGTAGAGATTACAGTTCAAACTTTGATGAAGACAACCTTGAGCACTTAATGTCGTTAAAGAACACCACACCGAAGAAACATAAACCTGCGGCACCAAAATTAAGAACAAACGATATTAAAGATGGGGAACCATTTTTGGATCTATCAAAACTTATTTTAAATTTAAAAAGAAAAGAGGTTTGTAACCTAACGTTAGATGAGTTATTGGATAAGATCGGTAACGAAGGTATCGAGTCATTGTCAGACTTAGAAAGACAAAAATTAGACGAATATTCAAAATCACTTTAACAAACATATATGAAGGACAAAAACACAAGTGCCCCTATCAATCAGGACGAGATTTACCACTACCTTAAAGATATTAGAAAAATTAAGGTAATGACCGCAGAACGCGAACGTCATTTGGCAACACGAATGAAATCTAATGATATCACGTTGATTGAAAAACAACAAATTGAACAAGAGTTGTTAACAGGAAATCTACGTTTTGTCATAACCGTGGCGAAACAATACCAAAATCAAGGTTTAGATTTATCGGATCTTATCGCTGAAGGTAATTTTGGTTTGATGAAAGCGATTAAGAACTTTGATTGGAATAAAGATTTACGATTTATTTCTTACGCTGTTTGGTGGGTCAAACAATCTATCATCCAATCTTTGAACGATAATTCAAGAACAATCCGACTACCGGTGAATGTTGTTCAGGATTTACAAAAAGCCAAAAAAGAATTGGAACAAACAGGTAAAAAACTTGATGATAAATTCCAAACCCTACCATCTATCATAGATTTGGATATGAATATCAATGAAGACGGTGATACTCTAATTGATATGATTGAGAATAAAGATGCTGTTGCACCTGACGCTAGTTTTCACACAAAAGACATACTAAAAGATAAGTTAATGAGACTTTTAAATGTTTTGGATGAAAGAGAAAAAGTCATTGTTGGGGATTATTTTGGGTTGACAGGAACACCAAGAACTTTGGAAGATATTGGATCTGACTTTGGTTTAACTAAAGAACGTGTTCGTCAGATTAAAGAAAAGGCTCTTCGTAGACTTAGAAATGATTCTTCAGAGTTATTTGATTATTTATAAAATGGGTTGAACCGAGATTACCCATACAACTCGGCAGAAGGTGCCTGAAGTCACCAAGGTGAAACTCCTCAATTCTATCTATACGGTAGAATGAAACTACACTCCCCCACTGGTACCGGTGGGGGTTTTATTGTTTTATAGGGTTTATAATTATCAATCATTTGATTATTTTGATATTTATCAAATAAAACAAATTAAATGAATAAAAAATTTTTACCCTGGTTTTTATTGTTTTGTGCTTTAGGATTGTCAGGGACTGCAGCTTATTATAGTGTTATAGGTTTATCAATAATTTTCTCAGCTGTTGCTATTCCTGTTATTATAATGGGATCGTTTTTAGAAATATCTAAACTTGCAATTGCAACCTATCTACACGATAAATGGAAAGAAACTTACGGAGTTTTGAAGATCTATCTTACAATGGCTCTTGTAGTTCTTTCAATTCTAACTTCTGTTGGTATTTACGGGTTACTTTCAACAGGATTCCAAAAAAATATTGCGGGTCTTGAAATTAACAATAAAGTAATTGAAAATATTGAAGTTAAAAAAACTCGATTCGAAGAAATCAAAACTGACTATCAAAAAGAAAAAGGTGTGTTAGATAAAGATATCACCAATTTAAGAAACGCGCTATCAACCAACACAACTACCCAATCAATAGATAGAACGACAGGACAAGTCGTTACAAGAGCAAATGGAGGTAATAGAAAGGCTTTTGAAACTCAGTTAAAAGTGGCTCAAGAGAATAGAGATGGAATATCAAAGAAAATTGAATCTCTTAATGATAGTATTACACGTTTAGATTTAGAAATATTAGATCTGGCTTCTACAGAAATTGAATCAGGTGAGTTAGGTGCAATCAAGTATTTAAGTGAGATTACAGGGTGGGATGTAAAAAAGACTGCTAACTTTTTCATTCTAACTTTAATATTCGTGTTTGATCCGTTGGCAATTGCTTTGGTTATTTCTACAAACCAAGCGTTTAAAATTTATAGAAGAAAAGAAGAGGAAGAGGATAAGACTGAAGATGAATATCCTTTTTATGATGAGGTAGAAATACCTGAAAGTTATTTTGCAAATCATACCCCCCAAGTCACCCCCCAAGTCACCCCCCAAGTCACCCCCCAAGTTGAACCTGAAATTATTGAAAGAATTGTTGAAGTTCCTGTTGAGGTTATTAAGGAAGTTGAAAGAATTGTTGAAGTTCCTGTGGAAGTTGTAAGAGAGGTTCCTGTTGATAGATTAGTTGAGGTTGTAAGAGAGGTTCCTGTTGAAGTGGTAAAAGAAATTGAGGTTCCTGTCGAGATCCCGTTCAAATATTACGTAAACGATAATGGTCAAATATTTGATGATCAGGGAAATGAAGTAGAGGAAAGGTTATTCAATAAAAAGTTAGAGGAGATTGAAAAGAGGGTTTTAAAATATCAAAAATAATATATGGAAATAATTGAAAATTTAATCCAAACAAATTTTAAAAAAGAAGACAAAAAAAATCAAATAGTTCTTTGTCACACATCAAGAACTCTTTTTGATTACATGGTATCGATAAAGTTTAGATTTGGTGGAAAACCGATTAGATTACCTCATTACATTATTAGTAGAGACGGTAGGATTTTGCGGTTATTAGATGAAGAATTAAATGGTTATTTTACTAATAATGATCGAATAAATTCCAAATCAATTGTGGTTTGTTTGGAAAACTTAGGATGGTTGGAAAAAGAACCATTAAAACATCATCACATTAATTGGATTGGTAATATTTATAAAGAGAAAGTTTTTGATCGTAAGTGGAGAGATTATTTTTTTTGGCACCCATATACTGACATACAAGTTGAAAAAACTGCAGAGTTGTGTTTAGAGTTGACAAAAAAACATAAAATTGAAAAAAACTTTATTGGACATAACACCAAGGTAAAAGGTGTCGAGTCTTTTATTGGGATTATTACGAGATCAAACTTCGATGAATTTGCAACGGACTTAAGTCCAGCATTTGATTTTGAAAAATTTAATAAATTGTTGAATGATGAGTAATTACGATGAAATAAAAAATTTGATTAAAGCTTCAAGAAAGGCTTTTAATACAAATTTAAATGAAGATACCCAACGTATTAAAAAACAATACGGGTTATTAACAGAACAACCAGTTGAAAAAGAAGAAGAGGTTGTTAAAGATGAAAATCAAATGTTCCAAAAGGAAAAAAAAGATTCTGATGAAATTGGAACCCAAAGAGACAAACAAAAGGCTTTTAGAATATTAGCTAACATCATCGTTCTTCATGGTAAAACAAAGGCAGATCTACAACTAACCACAGATGAAAAAAACGCATTTACCTCAAGCGTAGATGAGTTTAGAACTGATGTTGCAGAATTAGTTGAATTTGGTAGGCTTAATGTTTTCCCAACTAACGTTGAATGGTCAGGTAAAATTTTAGAAAATGATATTGAATTTTTCTATACAATCAACGAACCAAATGGTATCTACATTAATGGTCAAATGATTAAAATCGATCAAGATTATTTAGAAACAATTAATAAGTTACAGGCTTATTATGAGAAATTTAAAAATAAATGGAGCAAAATTGTCGCAACAAGACAAGAAGATGTTGAAAAATGAAAGAGTTCTTAATTAAAAATTGGAAAAATATTATTCTTGGTCTACTAGGAATAATATTTATATATCTATTAGTCAGAGTTTTTACACCAACACCTGATATGTCTGAACTTAACAAATATAAGTTAGAACAAATAGACAAACATATTAATGAGATGAAAACTCTTCAAAAAAACCTAAGTGACTCGATTCAGGTTTATCAAAATAAAATTGACGAGATCGATGATAAAATTTCACACATAAAGGTTGAGAAAAAAGAGGTGAATAATTTTTACACTCAAAAAAGAGAAGAGATAAAAAACGCAGACAAGAAACAAATCGATAGTCTGTTAAGAAGTAGATATAATTTTTAACATGAAAAAAATAATATTTTTAATTTCATTTGTATTTGTTAGCTTCATATCTGAAGCTCAAATAAAAAAACCTGTCGACACAACACAAATGTGTATTCCTTACGATGTAGCACAAAAAATGTTATTAGAACTTAATGATTACGACAGATTGAAAGAATTATCTAAGTTGGATAAAAAAGAAATTACCGAACTTAATAATAAAATAAGTCTTTTAGAAAAAACAAATAATACTTGGCAAGTTAAAGATTCTTTAAGTGGACAGATAATTTTACAAACAGAGGAGAAAGTAAAAATTTACAAAGAAGAAAATGAAAATTTAAACAAAGAATTAAAAAGACTTAAAACGAAAAATACACTATTTAATATTATAGCAGGGGCAATTATTGCTCCATTAACATATATTGCAGTTTTTAAATAATGGCTCTTACATCCTCAGATAAAAAAGAAATTGAAGTTATGATTAGAAAAGAGATCAAAGATTTCTTTAATTCTAACACTGCAAAACAATTTGAGGATAAGTTGATTGATAAAATCTCCAAAGAAATGCAAAAAGGAGGTCTTAAAAAAGACGTTAAAGAAATCGTCATAAAATCATTCCAAGAATACTTTCAGACCATGTATCAACAAAGATATTATTGGGAGTCAAAATTTAGAAGCATATAATGGAAGATATTTTTAACAAAATAAAAGAAAAAGTTAGTTATGGATTGGCAGATAACGCTGATGCAAAATACGATACTTTGAAGGCATTAAACAAAGCTTCATCAGAACTATCAGAAGAAAAACATTTTACTGACTTTTTGAAAGATAAAGATGATTTAATGAAAGTTTATTTGTTAGTTAAAAATAAAAAACTATCAAATAATCAAATAAGAAAGAAAATAAAAGAATATTTGAAAGACCCTGAGGAACTTAGAAATTTCCTCCAATCTGTTTTAGATTCTAATAAAACAAAACATAAAGAAGAATCTAAAGAAGCGATGGGTGCCGCTTCGGCTGGTGGATACTCAATGCCATTGTTCTCAACAACTAAAGGTGATATTGTTAAAGGTGTTAAGACTGTTAGAGAACAAGCCGAATACGATTTAAGTGTTGAGGAGGGTGATGGAGAAGTAAAGAAGTCAGAAACAAAAGAGGCAACTAGTTCATCGTCAAGCGGACAATATAACCAACCTTCAATTTGGGCAAAATCTATGAAGAAAAAAGATTTTAGAGGTTACTCCAAATCACAAATTCCTGGTGGAAAGTTTGTCCAAGTTAAGAAAAAATGTAAAAAATTCCCTTATTGTAATCAGGGTGATATAAAAGCATTGAAAATATTTGAAAACGAATCAGTGCAGAATGCAATAGACAGTGTCTCGAGTAGCTACGGGATTGATAAAAACTATATTTCAGAAATTGTCTTTCAGGAAATCAGACAAAGACAAAAGTGAAGATATTTATAAAGAAAAATAATTATGAACACAAGACAGTATATCAACTCAAGATTTGAAAAAATTATATCAGAAAATATTAATGAGAAAGCCGACGCTATCTTACAAAGATTGAATTACGATGAGGAAGCACCATTCAACCCTGCCGGTGAAGCATTTGACTATGTACAGGAAGGTATGAAAGAAACTTGTGAACAATGTGGAACAGAAATGACTGAAGGTGAATGTTCAGAATGTGGTTACAAAAATGAAGAAATTATGGAACTTGGTGGTATGGATGACGGACACCCAAAATATGGAAAAATGAATTTTTCTAAATTATCGAGAAAAGAAATCGAAAAAATCATGAAAGATATGGACAATATGGAAGATGATGAGGAAGAAGATTTTATTGAATATGGTGATGACGATGACGATGAGTGGGAAGAAGTAGATTTAGATACAGAAACTGATTGGGATCAATTAGAAGAAAATGAAGATGGTGATATGTATGAAATTGAACTTGATGAAAAATTATACGGAAACCAAACAAAACTTGACAAAAACAAAAATGGCAGAATAGACAAAGAGGACTTCAAAATGTTGAGAAAACAACAGGATGAAGAAGAAACTCTTTATGAAGTAGAGTTTGAAAAAGATGAGTTCAGTGAAGGAAGTAAACCTGATTTCTTAGATTTAGATAACGACGGTAATAAAAAAGAATCTATGAAGTCTGCGGCTAAAAGTAAAAAAATGAAAAAAAAGGTTACTGAGTCTTTAATTTTTACTGAAAATGAATTGATTTCACTTATTGAAAAAACAGTAAATGAAGAAAAAAAATTCAAAATGGATGAACCTAAAGGTTATAGAGAATATGAGAAGGCTCATAAAGCGGATAAAAAAGAAAATGAAGACTATTTGAAAATGGTCGCAAAAAAAATGACTGACTATTTAAAAGGAATGTCAGACAAAGAGTCTAAATATGAAATGAAAGAGACTCAAAAATTCCCAACTGAAAATGGTGGTAAGAGAAAGAAATACACTCCATCTGAAGCTGTTGATGAATACATTGATGCATTTTCTTATCCTGGACAAACTAATTTAGTTTATGATGAGATCAAACCTAATGATGAGAGAATTGAAAAATATTTAAAAGGTGACAGTACTACCGGAAATGCACAAGTTGATAAAGACGGAAAGGCTTTAGGTAATGTTGTACCAAGTAATGTTGGAGATAAGTTCTTTAAAAACTATAAAGATAATCTTTACGGTCAAGAACAACAACAAGCCTCTTACAAGAGACAAACACAACCTGTTGATCAAGCTGGTGAAGTTACTGAGAGAGGTTCTTTAAAATCTAAAAAAGGTAAAAAGACTGCACAAAGTGTTTTGAATAAAGTTGAGGAATCTGTTAATCAAAAAGAAAAACAAAAATTAACAGAAGAATTTCAAAGAATTCAAAATCTAATGGGGTATAACCAAAAGACTCAATAATTTACATTACTAAGTCTTATCCTATAATTTTTTCATAGTTTTTTACTATGGATAATTTTCTAAATTACATTACAAAAAATCTTGACCCTGAAGAGGTGGACATCTGGTTCAGGGTCAATAATATAATTCCTGAAAAAATGGAATTGTATTATGACTTGTCTTATAGTCTATTCCTTTTAATTAAAACTACATATCTTGGTGATGAATCTGAGGTTGGAGAAACAACTGTAAAGATGGATGATACCGACAACAAAAAACATTTTAATTGGTGTTGGAAAAGAGTCATTGATAATTTTGAAAGAGAGAGCATTTCTTTCGACATGGAAGGAGATCATTATGAGTACTTTTTTACACTGTTTAATGAGATATACTATAGACAAAGTAAGGAAGCAATAAAAAATTCGATAGACGTATTCTTCAACGATTTATTCAACAGAGAAAAGGCATTCACACAAGTTGATCTTGATTTAATCTTCAATATATACAAAACACTTGATAAAAATCTTAAGGTTTAAACTTTACAATAGTTTATTGAGAACCTAATTTATGTGTAATAAACAATAATTTTTTAATTTCAAATGGAAACTTTAGAAAAAATTAAAGAGCTTACTGAGCAACTTAGTGTTGATGTTAACAAATTCTTTAGCGGAAACAAAAGTGCTGGTACAAGAGCTAGAAAAACCTCACAAGATTTAAAAGCACTTTTACAACAATTAAGAGGTGAAATTTTAGAGGAGAAAAAAAAGTAATATGAGGGAATTGGATATTTTGTTTCTTTTTATTTTTGTTTTATCAATAATATTTGTGATCAATCAAATATTTAAGATTTCTGCCGAAATATTAAGTGAAAATCCTCAGAAGATAGTTTATCGAGGGTTTGAAAAAATATCCAATTACTTCTTTGTATCCTACTTAATAACTTATATTTTAATCAAATTTTTTTAAAAAATGTATAACGAATTAAAAGACATATTTCAATTTTTAGTGTCAGTTAGAAAATTGAAAACATACTTGACAATAGATATTGAATTTCCGGCTAATTGGAAAATACCTAAAAAATATGTAATAGAAGATAAGATTGTTGAGAACGAAAAATTGAATGAAAATTATAGATTTTTTTCATTTGTAACTGAATTTAACGAAGTAGAAATGAATCAAACAGTTTCTAACATAAAAAAAATAGTTTCTTATAACAAAGAAATCGAAATGAAAGAAAAACTGTTGAAACAAAAAATAGATGAGTTAAAACGAATTTTTGAGAAAGAAAACTTAGACAATTTACAGTCATTAAAATTTGATATTTTAGAAGAAAAATTAGATGATGGAGAAGAAATCGTTGACACGAGAGGAACAAATGGTGGATTGGTTGAACAGTGAAATTGAAAAGGACAAGATCGAATTAGATAAAGAAAAAAAAGATCTAATAAATTCATTAAAATCAATAAAAAAAGAAGAAGTTTTACCAAAACAAGAAAAGCTTAGTTTATGGAAGAAAATAAAGAAAGTGTTATTGGGGTGATAGAAAAATTAGCATTAGTTACTGATGGACTACAAAATATTTTTCCTGACGGTAAGGTCATTTGTGTTTATGAATTAAATGATGAGGACTTCAAACAAGTACAAGAAAATTTTCGTAAAATAGATCATTCGCACAAAAGATTTTCAATTGATATTTCAGGAATTGAACACGTATTTATTCATGAAAATTTTGAAAGATCCGAAAATAAAGAAGAAGTCAAAATAGAAGAACCAAAAAAACAAAGTTTGATCAGAAAAATACTATCTAGTTTTAAAGGTAGTTGATCTTCTATATAGGGATTGTTTACTAATACCTTTTTCAGATAAAATATCATACAAGTATTTCTTTTGAGCTTTAGAGGATTCAGAAACTATTATACAATCAATTCTTTCTTGAGAAATTAAAAATTCATTAAGATTATCTAAAAATCTTTTGGATTCGTTTTCATCCTTTAAAGAAAACAAATTAACGTCATTATCATTCTGCAAAACAACCTTATTATTTAATCTTGAAATTAACTTTATTGAATTTTTTGGTAAGTAGTTTTTGATAAAAACATCCATAGTTATTTTTGTCTTTTTATCAACATCGTAGATTTTTTCAGGTATTTTGTATTTTACAACTTTAACAATTTTATAATCAGGATCATCTAAGTCCACCAAAACCTGCCTACCCATCTCATCCCTAACAAACATCTTATCAAAAGTATCATTTTTCTTTTCAAGGATGGATAATTCATAATCACAAAGTTTTGCATTCTCAACTTTAGTTTCAAAAATGACAGATTTATTTTCCTCAATTAGTTTATCGAAGAAAAGATTAGCTCTTTCTTTAGTTTTAAATTTGTTGATTATTTTTTTTCTTTCTTTATTTTTAAAGACAACAACTAAGTAGTTCATAAATTAATAATAATATTTTCTTTTTATAAATGAATAATGAAAATTTTTACCAAGTTTTGGGAGTCCAAGAAAATGCGACTCAAGATGAAATAAAGAAGGCATACCGTAATTTGGCGAAAGAGAATCACCCAGACACAGGAGGTGATGAAGACAAGTTTAAAAAGATTTCGGTCGCTTACGATGCTTTGAGTGATGAATCTAAAAGAAGAGAATACGATGCTAAAAGGAGAAATCCATTTGGTAATTATGACAACTATGACGATGTGTTCTCTAACATGTTCGGTTCTAGAAAGGCAAGACAAACTGTTCATACCACAAACATTACAGTGAATGTTGGTGTTTTAGATTCATATAGAGCAAACAAACATTCTCTTTCATATAGGAGACAAACAATGTGCGAACCATGTTCAGGTACTGGTGGTGATAAAAAAACTTGCGGGACTTGTAACGGATCAGGTGTTGTAGTTAGACAAGTTGGGTCAGGATTTTTCGTCCAAGTAGTACAGATGGCTTGTGATGGATGTGGTGGAACTGGAAGTATAACCATTAACCCATGTTTTATGTGTAGTGGAAGTGGGTCAAAACCTGAAATAAAAAACTTGGATATATCTTTACCACATGGGATAGATAATGGTCAGTTTTTAAGATTACAAGGAATGGGAGACTTCAAAAACGGAAACTATGGTGATTTAGTTGTTAGAATTGATTTGAAACCACAAGATGGATTTGATAAAATAGGTAACCACTTGGTTTATAATGTTTATATGAATCTTGATGAACTTAAACAAGGAAGTTTTAATGTACCACATCCTGATGGTATGTTGAATGTTAAAATGCCAAAGAAAGTGGACACATCATTACCATTAAGAGTAAAATCAAAAGGATTTAGATTAGATACTGTTGGTGATTTGATGATCAACCAATATGTAAGATTTGATAGAGATTAGAATAAAGATATAATGTCTTTAATGAACGATACGATACCGTAGATACCAAAAAAGAAGAATATCCCACCACCAATTAGAACAAACCTTTGGGTGTTCTGTACTTGTTTACTTTCTTCACAAGTTCTACATTTTACTTCTGTTGCTTTTTTCTCGTCCATAAATTAATTATAATACAATGGTTTTAATATGAAAATAGTTTTCCAACATTACTTTCTTCTGTTGGGGTTTGTTTTTGTTGAAGAATCTAAGATAATTACCATCAAATGAATAAGTGCTTGTTGGAATGACGTAAACCCTGTCAGTAGATTTTTCAATTATAAATTCTAAATAATCAAAAACTTCTTCATCTTCATTATCCTCATCTCTATAAACAAACTTTAACCTATCACTCAGTGAATGATCCGCAAATGATCTAATAATTTTTGGATATTTTAATTCTATAACTTGTGATAAAATGTCGTTTGGAACCGCAACTCTTTCGTGTGTTGAAGTATCAGAGTCAATAGAATCTAAAATTGATTGTCTTATGAAATCAAAATCTTTATTACCCTTTCTATCTATTGATTGATGACTTGAAGCATAGAATGAATTACCTCTTGGACTGATATATAATAAATCTTCCCTGTCGGATTGCTCGGCAATAATTGATCTTAGAGTTTGAAGCATTTTCATACTATAATAAATAGTTGAAAAATAAAAATACAATTGATTAGTCGTCTTGTTTTTAGTATCTTTATTATATGTTAAGTTATATTGGTGGAAAAAGTAAAATTGGTAAATGGATAGTTCCATTCTACGATAAAGATATGGAGGTTTATGTAGAAACTTTCGGCGGAATGTTTTGGTGTTTTTTTAATATGGACCTGAAACAGTTCCCAAACCTTAAAAAAGTTGTTTATAATGACTTTAACCCGCTGAACTACAACCTCTTCAAATGCGTTCAAAACCCAACTGAACTATTGAAAGCAATTAACGCAATTGATTGTCAAAAGTTGGGTGAGGAACCAACACCACCGATCTATAAAGAACAATTTATCAGCTTTCAGGCTGAATTATTCGGTGAAAATTTCAGCGTAGAACCTGGCAATTACGAAGTTGCGGCTAAGTATGTGTACATTCTAACACAAGTTTTTAGTGGGTCAAAACCTGAAACATCAAACTTTATTGATCTTAAAGGTAAGTATAAATCAAAATATCTTACCTTTAGAGATAAGTTATCAAAACCTGATTGGATTGAACATTTCCTTAAAATTACAGAAGTAGAGAACATGGACTTTGCTGATGTAATTGAGAAATACGACTCTCCATCTACTTACATATATTTAGACCCACCATATTGGAAAACAGAGAATTACTACTCCAACCACGACTTTGATCGTCAAGATCATGAACGTTTGGCTAATGTTTTACACGGGGTTCAAGGTAAGTTTTCTTTATCTTATTATGACTTTGAATTACTTCACGAATGGTTTCCCGAAGACCAATACACTTGGGTTAAAAAAGAGTTTGCCAAAGCCGCTTCAGCTAAGAAAGGGGAGAAACAAAATATGGGGGAAGAATTATTGATAATGAATTATTAATTTTTTACTGTTTACAAATATTTATTAAATAAAAAATATTATGTCACTTAGGTTCACCAATCTATTAAGAGATCTTATTG